TGGGTCATCCTGTGTCACTAACACAGAACAGTTTAAACCCTTAGCAACCATGTTTCTAGCTTGTTTAACAGCATAAGTTGCTTTGTCCCTATCGAGCCATATGATTACATTTTTAAATCGCTCTAAGAGGACTTTCTCTAATTCAAGTGACACACTAGAACCAAGAAGTGGTACAGTGCAAATATTACTATTTGCTTTACTAACTTTAATAGCTGAGAGAATATCCTCAACACATACTATTGTATCACCTTCTCCGTAGAAAAGCAAGGGCTTACTGCCCTTACTAACATACTTGATACCATAGCCAAAGTTCCTAGCTTGCCAATAACTAGGACTGTTAGTGAGTACTAATAAATTTCGTTCAGCATACCACCCCATGCCGTAATCAGTCACGTCTTTCGACGTGATTCCGTACTGCAATAGCCACTGTCGTGCCTCTTGGGGTAAGTCATCACTAACATTAAGCGAGAGATCACCGTCGTCTTTGACGACATTGCCAGCTAAACGCTGGCGTACTGACGCTAGATCTTTCTTATGCTTGTGATAACCACAGCCAAAGCAGTACCAATGATCGGTGTACTCACCGAGATTATCTTTGCTACCACATTTAGGACAGTTAGTATGCTGTAAAAAGCTCATGTTAGGTTGGTTCCACAGGTTTATTGGGGGTAGATTCAGGTCCTTCCACTTGATCATAGTGATCCCCTTCGTTTCCGTTCTGTCCTATAGTATCGATTCGTGACTCATCCCAATCAAGTTGAATAGAATCTCCTTGCCATTTAAGATCTGGTCTTAATATGTCATGAGTTTCTTTTTTCTTAGGGTTGTCAATCAAATCTTGAATGACTTCCATAGCCATTAGTTCTTCTTCAGTGAACTCAGGCCTGTTCTTTTTACTAAAAATAAGGTCCCAGTTATCTTCACCTTGTTTAGTGAGAACCCCCTTTGACTGAATTTTATCACCAGTAATATTGTTACGGGCTACCATTACACTTCCTCCTCATCATAATCATCGTCCTCGTCTACGGACTCGTCCTCACGAAGATCTTCTCGAACAATTGTATCTACATCATAAGCGATTTCACTGAAACAATGATTGCACATGTCCAGATACTCTCCTGTTAAAGCTGACTTGCGTGTAGATTCAAAGTCAGACAGTATTTTGTTACAACTTAGGCATCTCATGATGCACAGTCTCCACATGATGGTTGAAATTCAGTTCGTTTTTGCTGTATATATTCATAGATAATAGCTATTTGTTCATTATCTGTAACAGACATTTCTAAAATTTGTTCTATTTCATTTAGTATTTCTAAAGCATCATTCATTATTTTCTCCCATGTTAGGTTCCCATTTTGGTATTTCTGCATTACCATATTGGTCTTTTGTTATTTTATCTTTTTTATAAATATTTAATTCTGCATGTTTCCACCCTTCAAAAAAAGCATCCCAATGAGCATTCATTTTTTCAACTCCTACTTCAGTCATAGGTACGGCATAAGCCCATATGTATTCATGCCAGTAGTCTTTTATCTCATCTTTAGTCATGTGTTCTTCTCCTTTAGAAAATGGTGGGGTACTCATAACATCTTGCATAGCTCATCCCAGCTACTGACGTTACTTTCCCCCATAGACTTTAACTCTTTCGTTCTTTAGCATTCCAAAACTCAACACACTTCCCATCCTCTATGGGTGGTGTTACAAAGTAAGATTGTCTATATTCAGAAGGAGTAGCTAAAAATCTATAGCACTCATTCTTTAGAGGACAATCAGTCCCTTTACACATAGCTATATCAGGCATGATTTTTATCCTTTAATGCTTGTTCAATAGCACGAATAATTTTTCCTATTAGCATATTGCCTTTCCATGGATACATATCATCGCTAACATTTCTAACTATTTCATTTATCTCATCATCCGTTAATCCTTGCCATGTTGGTTGTTCTAGTGCTTTCTTTTCGCCCATACATTTAGCCAATAATTTTAAGGTTGTATTAGCATCTTTTCTGTTTCTAGCAATACATTCTGCTGGTGTTTCATCCTCTTTTAAATATTCTTCACAGTCGCTTAATCTGCGTTGCATATCTTGTAATTTATCTAAAGGCACAGCCACCATATTGCTTTGTCGTTCTAGTGCTTCTTTGCAAGCGTTGATTGCTTCATTGCATAAATCTATATGATGATGTCCTGTAAGCAAGGCTTTAATCGCCATCTTTAATGCTTCGTCTTTATTTGTCATATAGCACCTCTCCGCAATCTGAACATAAAAAAATACGTCTAGTAAACATCCAAAACTTTATGTCTGCATACCAACCATTTTTATGTTGACATTTTATAGATTGGGTATATGAGGTTGTCTTTAATGCTTTGTCTTTAGATACCATTTATATACTCCTTAAATGT